GACACCGACCTCTGCCATCTGGGATACACCCTTGCCCAAGGCACTGACGATGCCTGTGATAATCTGCGGAATTGCCTTCACAATTTCGATGATAATGGTGGGTAGGTTGGTGATCAAAGAGGTCAGTAACTGTATGCCAGCTTGGATAATCAGGGGGATATTATTCAGAACGGCGTTGATGATGCCAGTAATGATGTCCGGGATTGCTCCCACGATTGTGGTAATAATCTGCGGTAACGCTTGGACAAGGGAAATCAGTAGGTCAATACCGGCTTGGATAATTTGGGGTATTGCCTGCAGTACCGCTGTAATGATACCCTCGATGATTTGAGGTATTGCTTCCACAATAGCAGTGATAATCTCCGGTAGTGCTGCCACAAGGGAGGTAATCAGCTGTATGCCGGTTTCGATGATCTGGGGAATCGCATCCAGTAAGAATGTGATAATGCCCAGTATGATTTCCGGCAGTGCCGCTATCAGCACCGGGAGCGCATCTAGGACACCTTGGGCTAGACCGGTAATCAGCTGAAGGGCGGCATCCAAAATCATCGGCAAATTCTCGATGAGGGTCTGCACAATCTGGACAACCACCTGGATAATGGTGGGGATCAAGGTGGGCAGTGCCTCCGCGATACCGGTTGCCAGGGTAACCACCGCCTGCAAAGCGGCGTTGAGGAGCATCGGTAGGTTGGCAAGGATACCGTTGACCAATGCCAGCACCAACTGCAATGCACCCTCTGCAATTTGCGGTAGAGCCTCGATAAGCCCTTGCAGAAGCATAAAGATAATCTGCGAGGCGGTATCGATGATAGTGGGCAGATTTTCAACGATTGCGTTTGCCAAAGAGCCGACAATTTCACCGGCGATTTCCATCAGTTCCGGCAAAAACTCCATGAACATATCCAGCACTTGAGGGAGCAATTCGCCAATGACCTCGCTCATTTTACTGATGTCGCCATTGGCATCCAAGATGCCATTTGTAAACTCACCAAGCAGAGCGTTGCCTTCGGTGGCAAGATCCGTCAGTACTGGAAGCAACACCGTACCTAGGGCGTTCTTTGCCGCCGTTGCACCGACACTCAAATACTGGAGCTGGTCATCCAACGCACCATAGGCGGAGAGCATATCACCGCTGACCACATATCCGGCAGCGTGGGCTTGTTCGCCCAGCTCGTTCATTCGCTCCGCACCGGCCTCAATCAAAGGATTAAGCTCCTGTGCGGATTTGCCTAGGATCTGCATCGCTAGTGCATTACGCTCGGTTTCGTTTTCAACCTTACCCAGGGCGTCGATAACTTCCCAATAGACCGTGTCCGAATCACGCAGAGAGCCGTCGGTATTGGTTACCTGGACGCCTAGCTTTGCATAAGCTTCAACAGAAAGCTTGGTGCCGTCTTGCACCGCCTTCATAGACTTAATTTGCTTGGCCATTGACTTGGTCAGCGTGTCTGTGGAAACATCGACCAGTTCCGCAGCGTACATATACTCTTGGAGCTTGTCCGTTGCGATACCCGTGACTGTAGACTCCGTCAAAACTGTATCTGCGTAGGCTGCGCCTGCAGTCGTCATCTCGACCAGTGCTTTGGCACCGGCAACGGCAGCTGTAGCAACAGCCGCGAAAGCCGCCGCCATCGCTGCCGCCGTAGCCTTACAAGCAGAGCCTAGTCCTTCAAAGCTACCCTTGGCTTCATCGGACTCTTCGGCGGCATCTTCCACATCCTCCGCCATCTCATCAGCACTGTCTCCGGCATCGTCCATCCCTTTTTCGGCACGGTTCAGGGCGGCGGTGTTATCCTCCAGTTCCTTTTCCATACCGATTAGGGCAGCCTCTGCGTTATTCAGTTGGATTTGCCAAGCCTGCGTCCGACGATCATTTTCACCAAAGGACTCGGCAGCGTTCTGCATCGCAGCACGGAGGGTTTCCACCTTCTGCCGTTGTGCATCTACCTGTCTACCCAGTGCCTCTTGGCGGGCGGTAAGGGCTTCTACGGAGGTATCGTTGGCATCAAACTGGGCGTTTACCAGTTTCATTTCTGAACCGAGGACTTTGAAGGTTTGATTGATTTCCGAGATAGATTTCTTAAATTCCTTCTCGCCCTCAAGACCAATTTTTAATCCAAATTCATCTGCCATCTATACCACCTCCTTTAGATGCCGTCCGGGATAATTTCGTCAATGAAACGCTCCCGTTTGGGCTTGCAGATGCCGGAGTATTGCTTATGGCATTCCCACAAATCCAAAAGAAGGCCGAAGCACATCAAATCCACCTCATCCGGAGACAGGTGGAGGTGGGCTAAGCCGTAATATAAAAGTCGAGTAAATAACTCCTCGTCACTTACTCGACTACCGCGTTTTTTGTGTCCGCCTCACTCTCAATGTTCCGCTTGGTGCCCTTATACATAGCTTCTGTGATGGCAGCCTTATAGGTAGCCAAGTCAGCCGGGGCGGTCAGCAGTTCCACCATATCCTCGGTCAGCAGTTCCCGGGGTGCGTCCCGGTGCTTGAGGTTGTGGATCAGAATGGGCTGGTTTGCCAGGAGGGTAATCAGCCATACGATTTCACCCAAAGCCATCTCGAAGTTCTCCGACTTCATCAGCTTATCGCCCAGGTTCTCCAAACCGCCGTAACGGCCGGCGATTTCCTTGGTGGCTTTGGTGGTCAGCAGAAGGGTGTACTCCTCACCGCCGATGACAATTTTTGCAGTGCGTTCATCCATTGAGCTGTTCCTCCTTATTCAGTGGTCTCGGTGGCATAGGTCGGCTCGTACACCGACTTATACCAGTTGGTGATGGTTTCGTTGGTAACGGCAGCATCGCCTTCGGTGGCTTCCACCTTCCAGGGATGGCGGTTCTTGGCATCTACCTTGTTCCGGCGAAGGATTGTACCCTCAATGGTGGGGGTGTTAAAGGTGATGCTGTCGCCCTTGGTAGCAAGGGCAGTGGCAGGGATGCCAAACACCACGCGATACAGCCAAAAATACTTATACTTGCCATTGGACTTCTTGGCTCGGAAGCCCACAGCAACGGGCGTGCCGCCGTCCTCTGCGGTGGCTACCACGACGCCATTGGCATCAATGGTTGCACCGGTAAGGTCAGAAGCCGCACCGGCACCAATATCGTCTACACCCAAGGACAGAGTACCGGACTTAAATTCCTTTACGATTTCCGCTGCACCATCGTCTGCATACAGAGTTGCCTCGGCAAGCTCCACAGACAGGTCAGCAGTCATCGCCTTTGCCAACTGAACCGGGGTGGCATAGGTTTCGTTGCCTTCCTCATCCTCGGTGATCTTGGCATAATACAGTTTATCCAGACCAATTGTGGCCATAGTCATTCCTCCATTTCATAGCATTGGGCTACATCAATTGCGTAATGATAGTAGCCGGTTTCCGTTTCGTAGCCGATGTACCTTCGCTCCGTGATGGTCAATTCCGCAGCCAGTAGCGCCTTCACAATGGCATTTTTCTCCTTTGTGTAGCTACCCTGGCAGTACAGGGAAATTCGAGCCTCCTGCACTTCTGCATTGGGAGAATTGTCAGCGTGGAGGTCAAAGGTGTCTACGATTGGCACCACCACGATATATTTCGCGGGTGCTACATCTGTAAACACACCGGTTTCCATAGGAATACCCAGTCCGGAAAGTGCTGACTGGATGTCCGCCAAGACACTCATAGCTTACCGACCTCCTCTTCCAATTTTTGAAGCATTGCGTTTTTACAGGCTGTTTTGGATGCGCTTTTGGCCGGCTTCAAAAAGGGTTTAGCCGGTTGCCCGTGCTTGCCATATTCTAGGATATTGGCAACCTTGGCGTTGCTCCCACCATCCCGGCGAGGCTCCGCAAAGCCCAGCTTGATGTTGTGGTTGCCGTCTCGGTCAACCTTTGCCGGTGTAAGGCCAAGAGCGCCCTCCAGTTCGCCAGTAGAGCGCGATTCGTATTTCGTACCGCTACCAACCACAGCGGAGAGGTTGCTCTTTGTACGAGCCAGCACCACCTCACCACCGGCTTCCAGGACAGCCTCGGCGATAGCATCAAAGCGACTACCTAACTTGGACATTCGCTCCAAAAACTCCTCCGGCAACTTGATATCAACCTTTGCCACTAGTAGCCACCACCTTTTTTGCCAGCACTTCCGTGTACATCCCGCGACCTTTGACGTCCTCTACGGAGGTGATTTCATAACGCTCACCCTCGCAGACGATAATATGATCCGTTGTCACAGGCTGCCCCGGGATACACCGGAAACGGAAAAGGTCAGTCGCCTCGGAGAAGGCGGCAAGATTAGCCCACCGCTGACTTCCGTGGCGACCTTCCCGGTAAACACGAATAGAAGCGAGAGTCTCCTCCACCGTAGTGGCGAAACCCTCGCTATCCTTTACACGCCTTACAGCAACGATGTCTGCAAAGCCGTTCATTTTCCCAAAGCTCATCGCTACACCTTCCACTCTCTATCCAAACGGAGCAGCAGATTAACTGTGTTCCAGGTCTGCTGTCCGGCTTGTACATTGTCCGCAAAGAAGCCACCGGTGCTGCCGTCCCGGGACTCATAAAAGTGAGACGACAGCATAATGACTGCTTGCTCTGTGGTGGGAGGCATCGCATTCTCCGAATAGTAACCTTCGGGGATGTGTTGGTAGCTCTCCGCATAGGCAATGGCAGCGGTGATGAAGCTCTCCAGCAGAGGATCGTCAGCCTCGTGTTCCAATATTAAGTTTTGCTTGACCTTTGTCAGAAGTTCACTCATCACCGCCACCTCCTGTTATCAGG